TCCACCAACTCACAAATCGCATTTGCCCCACTTGGCAAGACCATTGTGGTAGCAGCAGCCGCATCAGCACCTGCTGGCATTCAGGCACCTGTCTACGCAAAATTTGACCCGCAAAACGCAGGCCAGTTCCGATTCATCAATGCAGGAACCACCACCGTGTTCTTGGGCACTGGCGCAAACGCAACAGACGCAACGGCCAACGCTGTTGCTCCAGTTGCCGGAACACCATCAGCAGCCATCGTGCTGGTGCCTGGTGCAGTTGAAATCTTGCGCTTCAACATTGACACCTACTTCAGCGGCCTGTCCAGCGCAGCGGCCACTGTTTACATCACGCCAGGTCAAGGTCTGTAATGCTTGAGGATACCGACACACGACTGGCGGTTCATGAGGCGGTTTGTGCCGAGAGGTACACCGCCATTGAGAAATCATTTGCATCAGGTTCACAGCGCATGACCCGCATCGAGTACTTGCTTTATGTGGTGATTGCGGCTGTGTTGCTTGGCCCTGGCTTTGCTGGTGAACTGGTCAAGAAAATACTGGGGCTGTAAATTGACCCCATCACGGCATTTGCCTTGTGCAGAACGGCATACGAGGGAATCAAAGGGTTCGTCGCTGTTTACCAAGACCTGAAAAAGACTGGCAATGACCTGACCAAGATCACCAGCGAGGTCGGCGGTGCTCTGTCAAGTTTCTTCAAAGGCCAAGCTGAACTGGAATCTGGGCACGAAAAGGCAGAGGTTCAGCGAGAAGAAAACAAGCGAAAAGGCATCAAAGACGATCTAGCAACCCAAGCCATTGACAATGTAATGTATCTCAGGCAAACAAAACAGTTTTATGCCGATCTTGAGAGAATGGTGCGCTGGGAGATGGGAATGCCCGATCTTTGGCGTGAAATCGTTGAAGAGTATCAGCGGCTGCTAGATCAAAAAGCCGATGACAACGCAAAGGAACTGCACAAAAAGCGAGTAGCAGAATGGCGGCGACAAAGGTTAAAAAATCAGATACTGGACAGGGTGCTGGAAACGGTGCTGGTGGCTTTCGTGGTCGCCTACCTGATATGCCTAATGTGGTTGATAAGTCTCCATCGTCGGGATATATCTTTGTTCTGATCCTGTTCGCGTTTGTGTTTGTGTTGATTTTGCCGTTGGTCGGCATGATGATGGTGGACACGATGGTGGTGAAGCGCGAGGCCAAGGCCCAGATGGAAAAGGTGGAAAAACTGCGCAAGCAGGTGGAAGAAGAAAGGAAAAAAGATGATTGACCTTACCAAAGCCATTGGAGCCGTTGCTGCCAGCGTTGCCGCACTGGGCGGCAGCTATACACTGGCCGACAAATTTGGTTGGTTTGACCGCGCAATCATTGAGTGGTCACCAGAGCATTTTAAAATTGTGGCAGAGGCCGGGCAGCCAATAAACGTCACCGTTGCGCGGATCAAGAAGCGAGACGACTGCTCTGTTGAGAGCTTCACCCCAAGCATTCGGGACGCAGCAGGCATGGTGCATGAAGCAACCACCACTGCAAGCCGATTCAGCGGCCCCGCTGGGCCACAGATTGATACATTCACATATCAACTCACAATGGTGCAAAAAGAGAAAATTGCTGATGGCAAGGCAACCTTGCTGGCAACCATCAAATACAAATGCCCCGAGGGTGAGCGCGTTGTGCAGTACCCGCGCCACCCCAACTTAAGTTTTGACATGAAAGGGTAACTGATATGGACTGGCTCAAACAAATTGCACCAACTATTGCCACAGCAATGGGTGGCCCACTGGCAGGCATGGCCGTGTCTGCAATCTCCAAGGCCATTGGCGTGGACGAGGCAAAGGTTGGCGATCTGATCTCCAACAACAAACTGACAGCAGAGCAAATTGCACAGGTCAAGCTGGCCGAGATTGAGCTGCAAAAGCAGGCGCAGGAGCTTGGCCTTAACTTTGAAAAGTTAGAAGTCGAGGATCGCAAGAGCGCCAGGGAAATGCAGGCCACGACTCGTTCAATGATGCCACCCATCTTGGCTGGCGCAGTAACGATCGGATTCTTCGGCATTATGGTGATGATGTTCTTCAACCAGATCGACAGCAGCAATCCTGCAATCTTGATGATGCTGGGCAGTTTGGGCACCGCCTGGACAGGAATCATTGCATACTACTTTGGATCGTCTGCTGGATCACAGGCTAAGACTGACCTTCTCTCAAAATCTGGACCTGTCAAATGAACCTCACACCTCACTTCACCCTTGAAGAACTGACAGCCTCAGAAACCGCAGAGCGCAACGGCTGGGACAACAGTCCCAATGACACCGAGCTGGCCAACTTGACGCGCCTGGCAGACTTTCTGGAGCAGGTGAAGGTGGTGCTGGGTGGCAAGCCAATCATGATCAGCTCAGGCCTGCGCACCAAGCAGGTCAATGATGCGGTGGGAAGCAAAGACACCAGCCAACACCGCACTGGTTGCGCTGCCGACTTCAAGGTGCCAGGCATGACACCAGATGAGGTGGTACGCAAGATCGTGGACAGCGGCATTGGATACGACCAGATCATCCGCGAGTTTGATCGCTGGACGCATATATCTATACCTGCCACGGGCGCACCCCGCAAACAGGCTTTAATCATTGATAAAGCGGGTACGCGGCTTTATTCTTGAATCCACAAAAGAATTTGCACGCATAACCAACACACCAAAATAGCAATGGCAGCACCTAAACACAAAACTAAAAACAAGCCGATCACATGACCCCCCTCATTTCCCATCCGGCTAGAAAATAATTCCATCTTGTCGTGATGGCAGAGTTAGTAAATTTTTTACCGTCCCAATGTAGTTCTTCTGCTGAATAACCTTTGCCCGTCATTAGGGCGATAAATACTTGTCGTGCTTTCATGTGTTCTCCTTGAATTGATAATCTTTAAAGACGGTTCCCCTGCTTGCATCGCCTTTCCAGCATTCGTTTACCCATCCCCGCTTGCCTGACTTGTAAGTACGCCAATGTCCACGAACCTGATGACGGCGTGGTGTTGCGTGGGTTCCGCCTTGATAATCATTTTTTGGTTTAGGCGGTTCAATTTCCACTGTATGCCAGTCAAAAGTTAAAGCGGGTTTGCCTTTTAATTGACGCTTTTGATTGATAAATGTGCGCTTTGGTGTGGGGCAATAACCCTGCGATTGATGAGCAAGCTTTATCAACACTGCAAGCACCATTCGGTGGACAGGTTTAACATCTTCAAGGGTTATTTCTTTGTCCTTCTGATAAATTCTGAACCCTTCTCCGGTAGAAACATAAGCATACGGAGAAAAGTATTTGCCGCCATGCCACATGGAGCAACCACCCACAGTTATTGAATCATCGCCCCTTAAAAGCCAAAGAGCAAAGTCTTTTCCTTGCGTATCCAAGCCAACAATTCCCGTTCTTTTTGAAGGTAAATTCATCAAAAAATCTGCGGGAACTTTTGTGTCAAGTACAGGCTCCATTTGCCCAACATCAAACCACAAAGCAGTTTCTGGCTCAGGCGCAAACTTGACGGCCTTGCAAACCAATGGAGTCATTGCGGATTCTCCTCGTCATCAAAAGCCATTTCATGTGGATGTGAAATGTCATCATGGACAATAACGCCAAACTCATTTGCCAGCAAAAATCTGCCGCACACTATGCAGTAATAACCTTCTGTCATGTGTTCTCCTTATATGCTTTATGTGCTAGTTCTGCCGTTTCAAACAAACCCAAATAGATTTGCTTGCCATTCTTGTGAATGTGGGCGGCATACTTGTTTCTACGCTTAACAACTCCCAAAAATCCAGTCTTATTTTTTACGGTGGCTGATTTACGATTTTGAATGTTTACGGCATGAGGAACATCCCGCAAATTTTCAAATTTGTTGTTTGATGGGTTCCCATCAATATGGTCTATGTCGCCAATAGGCCATGAACCATGATGCAAAAGCCATGCGACACGATGAACGAGATACTGTTTATTGCAAAACTTCAATTTGCGATAGCCGTTCTGCATAATGTTTCCAGCTTCTTTACCGCTATACGAAGGCCATCTTGGATGTTTAACCCACCAAACTTTTCCATCATCTGGTGTGTATTTCAAACGATCAAACATAAGTTTTTCAATGCTCATAATGAATCTCCTTGCGTTTCATTATAGACAATTCTTCTCCTTGAGTTTGGCTTCTATCGCTCGGACAAAACTTCCTGTGTTATGTGTACCCCTAACAATTTCTGAAATATCCTCATCCGTCAGCCCTACCCATGTGCTCTGTGGCGGCTCTTGCTCAATCTCTTGCCCTAACTTTTGAACCTCACGCATGGGGTCTGCTAATCGTTCTTTGAGTGCGGTGATGGCTTGCTTATACTTTTCAGTCGCAATGCCAAATCTTGGATGCGCTAATTCCAACGCATCAAGCGCCAGCTTCATGGCCTTTAGTTGTTGTGGTGTCATGACGACCACCAGGCAACCAGCAATGCAGCCAGGCCAGCACCAATGACAAAGGCCAGCACATAGCCAGCCACGCGCTCCCAGAGTGGCTCTGGGCGGCCATAGCCCTGCACCCATGTGCAGTCGGCAAAATTACGAGGTGTTTGAAAATTTGAATGTTTCACGGTCAGCTCCTTGCTGGTTGGTTAATGTGCCAAGATATTACCACGATTTCCCACAATATAATTAATTGGGACAAACCCTAGTTTTTAGGTGTTTTTGCGACAATGATTTTGACCACTGTTTCTAAGGTGGTGAAGCGATGGACATTGGCGCATTCATAGCGTCTGTACTTGGTGTTGTCAGGTCTGAGACGAGTTTCAAGCACGAATGTCCACGCCTT